GGCTGCCCCTTTAGAAGGGCATTAACTCCACAATCTGTAAGCTGGCTTCCGGTGTCGATAACCAGAATATCACGAGAATCCAGAGTTGTCAAGTTGAAAATCTGTGTAGGAAGTTTTTCTTTGGAACATTTCAGGCAATTGATTCTTCCGTGTTCCTCACAGAGATGGATATCCATTGGGGAAGAAAACATTTTTAGGATTGTGCTCATCACATGGGGATCTTTTCGGGTGTCCAGCAATTGGATCAACTGGATTTTCGCAAGTTCTGTATCGGAGAGTCCCATGGAAAGAATTGTGTCTTTTCCATTTTCCAGATCCAGCCAGACAATTTTACGAATATGAGGAATCTGGGCCGCTGTTGCTGCGAACCTTGTTTTCCCGATTCCAGAATCGCCATAGACAAGAATGGATTGGCTGGAAGGCTCTTCCTGGAGTTTCTGTTTAATCCTGAGCATATCCATAGTTATTTTCCTTTCGTTTTCCTGCGAGAAATGTCCCTGGAAACCAGTGTTGCATAGCCAGCAATGTCATCCCAATGATCCTGGAAATGCGGAGAACCAGCCGCAATCCTTCCCAGTTTGTGGAAGATCATGTGCAAGGCTTCCAATTGAACTGCTGTGAAGTGATCTTCTTCTTTGAACGAATAGAAAGTATCTTCCAAAGTCTGGGTGCAATTCGCATGGACGGCGAAGGAACCATGAGTTTTCTCCCGCTCTGCCAGAATTGCATCTATTCCCTTTGGATCATCATAAATAGTTGCCATTTTTCTGGAGTGCATCAATTCTTTCTGCTCACGTTCTGCTGGCGGAAGTGCGCTCGCGCTCTGCTGGCGGGAAATAAGTTCATTCCTTTTCTTTTCTTGCTCTGCCGTGGTTTTGACCCGCTGGAGTTCTTCTTTCAAGATAGAAATCTCCCCGCGAAGTCTGCTCATTTCTACTTGCGGATCTTGGCCGTGAAGGAGATCTCCAAGTGTGGCTGGTTTTTGTGCATTCATTTCCCTAGGTCCTTTCCAAATGATGTTCGATGATTTGATCCAGCGAGAATGTGAATTGATATTCTGTCTTATCCTCCTCGAAAGCTTTCTCTTTATCCAGAGAATGCAATCCGCAAGTCCCAAAGTGGAAACAAGGTTTGTTGTACTGCAAGCAAGAACCGCCTCTTTGGGGAAAGATTCCATATTCCCTCATCATTGCTATGCGATTCACATCCATTCCCAAAGTGATGAAGAAATTCAGCCGGTCCTTCAGGGTTTTTGGAAAGGTGAGGACGGAAATCTTCGGCTGGAATCCATTCCCTGCCCCGAGTTGCCCCACGAAATAGATTACATCGTAGGAAGAAAGCTCTGGCCCCACAATTTCATCCAGGACAATGCTGTAGGCAATTAACTGTCCGGAATTCTGGTAAAGAGGATCTAAGACAGTTAGGGAAAGTCCTGTTGTTTTGAAATCCAGAACTGCGTACCGGCCTGTGAATCTGTTACGGAGAACCAGGTCAATGTAGCCGACAAAATAGAATGTCTCGTCGATATTGACCCGAAAAGAAAGCTGGGTCGCCGGCTTGTCCTGGAATGAGGCGATCTCCCATTCTTCAAGAAGATTCTCCAGGTGGGAAAAAGATGCCTGGACCAGATTTACTGCAGTCAGCTCATTCTTTTTGGAATTCTCCGGAATTGCTATTCCGTATTCGTCCTCCCCGGAATAGGCCATGTAAGATTTCCACAGAGCTTTCTCTCTGTCCTGGGAAAGAAGGAATTCCACACATCCAGCTTCATAAGAATGACCGAAAGCAAAATTGGGATTCGTGGAAGGTCCAGAGAAAGCGGTTGTCAGAAGTCTGTTGAGCTGGAATTTCCTTTCACAGACTGTCAGGGCTTCCATTGCCGTGTGGGAAAGTCGGATCATGGCTGGAGCTTTGCTGCGAAGGAAAGAAGGAGCATTTCGAAATATTTCTGTTTTTCCTCATGATCCATATGGATGGAAAGAGAATCCAGGGTCAGGCAGAAGAATACGAAAAGCTCTGCATGGGTCATGTTTTGAGCTATAAAACCGATCTTCATTATTGATTCCTTTCTTTTCAAGAGAAGTAACTGGTCGAAAGCACTACGATTGTGATAAGTATTGGAACGATCCGGGTAATCATAACCAAAGTAAACACCAAAGCAGGAAAATCAGGATGCAGATTGCCCAAAGTGTGGCTGCTACGGTGTTTCTCCTCTCTTCCCTTCTCCAGACTTCTTCCGTGTCGAAAATTCCCGGCATCAGAGAACCTC